GGGAGTAATAATATTACCCGCAAACTCTCCAGCTTTAATACCCGATAAGCTTTTGGTTTCACTTATCGGTACGGTGAGTTCGTCTAGTGTCTTTCGATATGCCCAATGGGTTAAGGGGTTTGATATAATTACATCATCCCCAAGCACCCTAAAGGTGTCCGAGAGGCCATAGCGAATTTCCAACGCACGCAGTAGTAGCCCGTGCCATAGGGCAAATGCGGGAAAACTTGGATATAATCCTAATGGTTGTCCTTGTCGCCATTGGAGGTATTCCGTTTCATTAGGGATACAAATCGAGGCGCTATGCGCAATCTGCTCCTTTATCTGTTTAGGTATTCTCCATTTAGAGCGAGACAGTTTTTCGAATAATTCCAAGTCTTGCACTGGGCAGTCAAGCCAGCGCAAAACCCTCATTGTACTACTAAGTGGTATATTATTGCTTGCGTCAGAGACATCTACACTGTACAAATGCTTGCCTTCACGAAGTTTCGCTCGGGCCCAACGGGTACCAGCCGATTGATCATATGTACAGTCCCAAGGTAATGATCGGAGTATTGAAAACAAATACCATCCAAGAGATCGGAGGCCTATCTGGTATACCAGACGGGGATTCGCGATAAAACGTGCTTTCATACCACGTTCTTGGATTACACCGATATTCCCTACATACGGGTCGCACCATTTTTCTTTGGTGTCGAGTAAGCCTGGGTATAGGTCATCAAGACTATCAGAGATAACCCATTCTGGTCCAGACTCATCCAGTATGTCCCAAACACCCGAAGTTGAGAAGTCGTCAATAAGACGATCCGGTGAGTTTTCCTTCGTTTTACCATTAATTGAAGGTACTCTCCGGTCCTTATTAAAAGGATAAGATCGATAAGTGCATCTCTTCCACTCCGGTAACTGAACTTCTTCCGTAGCTTTCTTCAAGTACGGTATGAACAAATCAGGTCCAGGGTCCCGCTCAACGGAAGATCTAAACTTATTCCATTGTTTGGGTGTAATATCACCGGTATTTACATAACTTGTATACAAAATGGTTATGCAATCGATAATACTCCTCGGTTTATTTAAGGCAAAAACCGCCCTAAGTGGACCTTTTATCATACCCTTTCGGATTGCCACGTGCTTAAGCGGATATACCCCACCCCCGAGTCCGGTCACGTACCACTGCTTAATTTCTTTAAGCCGAGACACGGTGAACTCTTCACCACAACTAAGTGTCATGGTTTTAAGGTGGTGCAAAATCCTTCCAATCTGGATGGGTGATAGACCGTACCGTCGAAGTTGGGCATATGGATTATGTACAGCCATATTTGCTTCTCCTCATCGTAGCTAGTTGAAACTAGGTGACGGCCGCCAGACGGTGGC